TTGCCTTCAGCGGTAGTTAATAAGGTTAGTTCCTGAGCCGGGATATCTTCAAAATTTTCATATTGCGCAGCAGCACTTAAATCATCTGGAGTGATGAGAAAAGGATTAGTTGAATTGGCAACTTCTAGTAATTTAGGTAAGGCTGATAATGCATTAATGGTATTAGTAGCTGAATCAAGAGATTTTTTAACAGCAGAAGATGCATGAGTAGATGTATTTAATAATGGATCTGTTGTACCATCAGCATTGACATCACCTACTAATCCTCGGGCCTCTGCAATTTCTTGAACAATTTGATTGACAATAGCAGGAGTTAAAAACGCTAATGTACTAAAAGACCCCTCAGTATCAATAATGTTTTTTAAGGTAGGAGATATAGTCATCAAAGTTTCAATACTATAATCCCCTTCTTTAGGAAATTGTCTTTGTATTTCGTTGATAATAACACGTTTTGTTGATGCCATAATTTATCCTGCCGCCGGTGGGATGGGTTGTTTCAATGGGATAATTGTATATTCCCAGTGCCATGATTCTTTAGGAATGTTTTTAAATCCATATGTTGCTGCATTTTGATTGAGCCAATTGAATGTCACAGAACCATAACCACAATCAGCAACGTCAATGCCTAGACCCCAACCGTGATTTGATGTACCCGGTGTTCCGCCCAGACCCATACTTTGTGTTCTTCCTTCTGTTGAGTCAGGAGGATTTTTATCATACCAACCTTTTCGTTTAATCAAATCAATAGAAACCTCAATTTTACGATAGGAATCAGAAATTCTAAATGTTTTTCCTGTGTCTGCTTTGAATTTTAATGCCATTCTATCAAAAGCCTCTGCAGCATCTTTATATAAACGATGCCCAGGAGCTTGTGCTAATGGTGTAAGAGCATTAGGTGAAATTCTTCCGTTACGATATCCTGCATTGTACAACGCAGCTGAATTGGCTGAACTACCAATAGAATCTTTCTTGATAGGTACACGAATAAGTTCGCCTGCTGTCCAACCTCTACCTGGATTAGTTAATCTTCCATTATATTCAACATACCCATCAACCGTACCAGGAGACACTGCTGCACGAACAGCAGCTTCTGCAACAGTAGCGGCACCTGACACGGCTTGGACAACAGCTCGTCCTGCGCTAGTGATTGTTTCAGCCAATCTACTACGCGTTGATTCACGTTCTTTTTTCACAGCATCAGCTGATGGATAAGGTTTAGCCAGTGCAGATAATCCTTTGGCTGGAAAAGTGAGTGTTTTTAAGAAGGCTTCGGCAAGTTTAGCTAAAATTTCAAGGATTGAAATTGATTCAGCGCGTCCTGGGAATGTACCCATCATTACAGGCAATTGAGCTTCATCACCGTCAAGAAAAAATCCCATAATCCATGTACCTTCTACAGGGCCTACAGGGGCGCTTCCCGTTCCAGATATTGAAGCTGATGTCATAGGCATGATAGGAATAGCCCAAGGTAAATCTTTTGTAGGCAAAATTTTCTTGTCAGGATTGTGATAACCTACAATTCTGACACGACATCTTCCTAACATTTCTGGGTCATTTCTATCTTCAACAACGCCCATAAACCAATGAAACCCACCATTACTGTACATATTAGTAGACATTATCCCAAACCCTTGGCATAAGATTCTTTAATCAATTCCAACTTCATAGTATACTTGCTAGGTGTGATGATATGTCGAACAGCAGTCACTAAATAACTACCTGACATATAATTATCCACAAGATTATCAATATTTTCATCTGCACCTTTTTCACCCATATGTGGGTAATAGAATTGCACAACTTCTCCTGCCTGTGTACTTGTTAACCCTGGAATAGTTATTTCTACTCTAATGTTACTTATATCATTTAATAAACTTGTTCGCTGAAGAACCCAATCTTCATGTTTTGGTTCTTCGTAATCATCAAATATTTTTTTATGTTTAGGGCGAAACACTTGATAAGACATTACATTTCGAATTTGTTCTGAAGGAAATGTAGGTGCTTCACGATCCATTAAATGTTCATACTTGGAAAAATTGCTAGGAAAATCCCAAATGAATTCTTTAAATCGTTTAGTTACCACATCAAACTCATATAAAATAGACGCATAATGTCCATGTTCCTGACTTCGAAGTACATCAAAATTTCTAGGTACGTCAACTTTTTCTACTTTTTTATATCCTTCAGATAATGTATTTTTTGTTTTATCCTTTTCAGAAATTTTCTTAATCATGGAATCATCAAAACCATAAAAATACATTTTTCTGTTTGTTACATCTTCTTGAGCTTTAAAGATGCTATCAATGCTTGCAAAATAAAATTGTTGGGATGTTTCCCAAAACAATGTGTTGGGTGCCTCACTGTCTGAATCAATATGGCGATTTGCTAACCAGTTAATACATTTCATAGGGCTCCACATAGGCGCCACCCACACAACCTTGTTTTTTGAATCTACACCAGGTTTCAATGCTAAATTTGTTCGCAGTTTTGTTGGCATCCCTTCTTTCCAAGCAGGAATGGTTAATGTTTCTCCTCCTGATAATCCATTAGGTACGGGATAATCTTTTTCCCATACTCTAGGCATTGACAAGTATTTGTCGAAAATTTCTTTGGCAATTTCATGGGGTTTGCCATTAAATTTTTTCGACACATAGGTAACAGTGTCAACTGCACCCTCCATAGAAATCAACGACATCATATACATCTGCTGACGGTCTGTGCTTACAGGACTTCTATCTCGCACAGCATAGACATAAAATGCCTTGGCAAAAATTTCAGTATCTTCAAACCCAGGAACTACATAGCGAATATTCATTATTTCGCCGCCTGTTAATGGGATAGTGCCTATCAAATTGGCACCATCAGATACCACCACAGTAGCTGATAAGGTGTTTGAAAAGATATCTTCATATATGGATAGTTCCACAATGAATTCTGTGAAGTCATATTCCTGCCCACCTTTAAACAACTTCACTTCAGTTAAATTGATGGACCCAGGTTTTATAGGGATTTCAGCCATGATTAATAGGGAGCTTGATTATATGCTGTAATAAATTGTTGTAGAAACACAGGTTCAATTAATCTAATGTTACGTTTAGCTTCGTTTTTTTCTGTTTCATATTCGTATATAGACACAGAATATATGTCGCCATTAGTAGCCGATCCAGCATCGTAATCTACAACATAACCTGTTATGGTATCACGCCATTCATATACATCACTAGAAATATTGTTTGGATATTTCAAAGCAATCATATCAGTTAATTGACGTTCAGATAAAGGCCATTCCTCTCTTGGGTCTGTGATTTCATTAATAATGAGAATGACCCAATGATATAAAGGTGTGCCATAAAATTTGTATGATACATTTTCAGGTGTATCACCATCAGATACCACATAAGGAACAAGAATTGTGGATTTTTCCAAATATTTTTTTGTAGGCTGAATTCTAACCAATATATCAGTCATTGTGATGGGACTACCTAAATCACTTTTTATAAAATTTCTTATAGTAGCCATACCTGAATATGTCTCTGCTTCTTCTTCAAGATAGCATTTAGTATCAGTATCAATTCTAGAAATCATACCTACCATAATATCATCTACATATAATTCTGCACCGGGTGTTATTTCACTAATAAACAAGGTGTTTGTTCCTGTAATAATTTTTCCAGAAATAGAAATAGTGCCTGTTAACATACTATCAGTTCCTGTGAATTCTGAAACCGGAACTATGATTTGAGGTAAATTACGTAGCATTATAAATTCTCTTTGGCTACACGGTCGCCTGTGATAGGTACAATTTCTCGGAATGTTAAGTTCATAACTATGTCAGCAGGAACACCGCCACTATTTTTAAATGTGACGAAATCTTGCCCACCGTATTTTACAGACATATTGATTAATACACAATCACTAAATTGATGCACATGGGTGTTTACTGAACCTTGATACATATAATATAAGGAAAATTCTGAGGGGTAGATAAGATAAAAGGCATTTTCTGCTACTTCAGGCAGCATATTTTGACGCAAAATTTTTATGATTTGTAGAACATTTTGAGCTTCAGCAATACTACCAGGAAGAAAAGTATACTCAAAATTAAATGTACGAAATTCAACCTGTTTAAAAATTTGTTCACGATAAGGATTTTTAATCTTACCCAGGCCTTTAGTGATGGCAGCACGTTGTCCTGCGGCATCCGCCTGTGTTAATGTCTCTCCTTTTTTACTTGGATTAATCTTATCTAGCATAGCTTCACCTGCCATACCTTTGGCAAGATTAACTGCACCTATTTTTCCTCCGGATAATACCGCACCTAACGCTTGTTCTTCCCAAGTGGTAGCATATTCAGCTCTAGGAGGTTCTTGTAATCCTAGACATATGGATTTTGACAAGGTCATTAATTGATTGCTACCTGAAATTTGAGCTGCTGCAAATCCAGCGGCAGCTCTACCTCCTGAAACTATTAAATTTCCTAAAGGAATTTTCTCTGTTAAAGTATCCCCTTTAGTTGATCCACCTATTAAAGCGGCATTCGTTCCTGTATCTCCGGCGTCTAATCGGCGCGCACTAGTTTCTGTATAAGTTCCTCCGGTAGTGCCTCCTGCTCTAGCCTGACTATTCTGTTCTCGAACACGGATAAGAATTTTCAACCAATGAGGTTGTTCTGGTGTTCCTACACCTTCAGGATATCGAAGCTGCTCAGTTGAACGTGATGTGGATGCTCCTTCTTGATACCTAGGCTGACTGGCAACTGAGGCATCTTGTGAGCTTACACCATTAGGTCCCGGTGCGGCAGGAGTTTGATTAGCCATCTAAATATTCCTATATGGAGTGTTACCAATTATTTATATGGCCTATACGAAAGATACCTATCGAGGACGATACGTTCCTAAAAATCCACACAAATATCGTGGAGATGTCACCAATATTGTATATCGTTCAAGTTATGAAGTACGATTCATGAAATGGTGTGATTATAATGAAGGGGTAATGGAATGGGGTTCAGAGGAGATTGTGGTCCCCTATCTGAACCCCATGGACAGAAAAATGCATAGATATTTTGTGGACTTCTTCATTAAAATTAAGACGAAAGATGGTAAAATGAAGAAGTATTTAATAGAGGTGAAACCATTTCGTTTCACACAAGAACCTCAAATCCCTAAAAGGA